CCCAGAATCGACTTTATGTTATCTGCAATCTTCTGACCATCTCCCTCATCAATCTTCATCTCTGTCCACTTTCGGACACCATCTGCAAGATCGATCATTGCCGAAGACATTCTACTTGCAGAGGTGATCGATCCTTGGATTTTCAGCCAGTTCGTGTCAATGTCGTACATCTTCTTGATGGCATCGGGGGAAGTGGCAATGATTACAGAGTGCATGATGTTCTTGAACATCTCCCCAATGTTGCGAGAAATGTCGATGAGCTTTGAAGTGTCTCCAAGCGTGGAGAACTTGACCATTGACGTGGAGAATGTGTCGACGATACTTGCAACATCTCTCAATGACCCAAGACGGAAAGTGTCAAGGAAGGAAAGTTCAGAAAGTGCGTCGGAAGCTCCCTTCGCAAGAATCGTCATCGATTTGGAGAAGTTGGAAACATCATCGACTTGAACTTTAGATTTGCTTATCCCTTCGAAGACCTTCGTGAATGGAAGAAGCGATGCACCAACTGCACCAAGAGCGACAGATCCAAGGAGAATAAGAGGTGAAGCAATGCCCATCATTGACATTGGAATAACAAGCTCCTTGATAAACTCTGGGAGGTGCTTGATCAGTGCATCACCGCTCTTCTCCATAGCTTCACCGACCATCTTCAAAGGTAGAGCAAACGTGAGCAAGGAAAGTCCAACGAGTGCCATAGCACCTGCACCAAGAGCGATATAACCGAAGAACATACCTGCAACACCCCAAATTGTGGCGATCCCCGATGCAAGTCCCATGAAGATGAGTGCACCCTTCCAACTCTTCATTGCCACCATAGATGAGAAGGCGATCGATGCACTAACAAGATAAATCGACAGTGACATCACGGACATTGCAAGAGCACCTTTCGATATCGTCACCCAAGATTTACCAATGAAGTGATAAACCACGGCAAGTGCCGAAAGAGAGAGTGCAAGAATACCAACATTTACAAAGTCAATCCCTACCTGTGACACACCATAAAGAGAAAGTGCGCCAATAACAAGAGAAGCTGACATGAAGGCGATTGCCTTTGCCCCAGAGACGATTCTTCGAGAGTTTCGAGAATTCCCAAAGTACATGAAAAGTCTCGACATTCCGTACATTGTAGCACTGGTTATTGCAAGACCCCATACGAGCTGTCGAACATCGATTTGTCGCATTATGAGCGTCGTAAGTGCCATCGATCCTGCGAATGCGAGAACAGAAAGTCCCATCTTTGCAATCCCAACTGCACCTCTATTCAGTCCTTCAGCATTGTCCGCTATGAATTGTAGTTCTTTCTTCAAGAATTTGACTACGAACTTGAAGATCGTCATACCTGGGACAGCAAGAACAAGAAGCGGTGATGCGATGAAGATTCTCCATGCAAACTTGCGGATACCAGTACCAATGCTGGAGAGCATGTCCCCAGTTGCCTTCATCTTCGAAGCGTCACCATTCTTCATCACTTCCGAGAAGCTCTTGACGAATTCTCCAAGCGAGTTCATGATTTTCTGAATCCTTCTCTGTGAAGGCATCTTCGATTTCGACAGAGAATCCATGAAAGGCTTGAGATGAACAGAGAACACGGACATCGATTCTGCAACAGCTTTTGTGTTTTCAATCGAAACATCCCGAAGATCTTGCATGTTGAAGATCGATATCGCTTTCTTGATTGCTCGGATCTTTCTGTCGGTGATATTCCTTGAATCTATCTCCGCAACGCCACGAGTATAATCAACAACAAACATTGATGCCTTCGAGAAAGTGTCCAAAGACTGCTTGTCAAGTTTTTCAACGGCATCTTTGATCCCTTTCATGAGAACACTAATCGACTTATTGAATGTAGCTATGTTCTTGACGTATCTCTTGTTTACACTCGTGTTGATAGAAGATACGAAAAGGTTGATTGATTGACTGATCTGATCAAGCGTTCTCATATCTGTACCAAGTTGTGCACCTCCTACTGGTTGTGTTGCTGATATCTCTGCTTTCTGCTTTGCGATCAGTTGTATTCCCTTGTCTATGGAGAACATCGTATCCATGAACAAATGCCCATTCAAACCGAACACTTTGTCCATGAGAATAGCTTGTTGTTCGATATAGAACGAGACAGTTGCCATGTCGGACATTGACGTAGGAGAAGTGATAGAAGCCATCTGAGGTACAGATTCGGAAAGCTTCTTCTCCTCTTCGAGTTTTTCCTTGTAAAGTTTTGCGACTTCTTCGAGATTCGTCGATATGCTTTGGACACCATCAAAAATGCCGTTTATTTTCGATGATGAATTCCTCTGTAAATCTAACGATTCACCGAATACATCGTAGAGTATGTTAAATTGTTCAATGTCCATATACAAAATAGCCCCTCGGATCGGTAGTTATTCTGCTTATTTACCGATCCGAGGGGCTATTCGGAGGGATTTTCTACATATTCCTCTCGTACATTTTCAACTCATCATTGAGCGCATCGGGGAACATTTTGAAGAGCATATCGAAGTCACGTCTGTCGAGTTCATTGTGCTTCATATAAAAACTAATAACTTGCTCATCAACTGCGATCTTCTTCTCTTTCTCTTTTTCGAGTTTCTTGGTCTTTGTAAAGAGGAATTGTGGCTTGGATTTGTATCTCCTCTTCATCACCTCTCTCCAAAAGTCGACCACACGAGCATAGTTGATCTGTTGAAGATTCATTCGTGAAGTTTCATCAATGTACATGATCGATATGAATCTCTGAATCATAAAGTAGTGCGTTCTCTTGTCAGATTCAGAAATCTTCTCCCATTTTGTATCATCCCACATCGAATCGATGAGATCAAACAGCTTTATTGCCATACGTCTTCTTGTTCTATAAACTGGTCAAACGTTCTGCTATTCTGCATCTTCATCAGTTCTCCTATAACGTACAATTCAAGCGCATCATAGTAAGCATCGTCATAACTCTTATAAGAAAGTTCGACATATCTGCGATTGATGCCGATATTTTCAGAGATCTTCTCGGTATCTTTGTAGTCTGGAGATTTTTGAACCTCGTCGATTATGTGCTTTGGGAGTTCGGCATCTTCGAAGACATCTTCAACATTCATCTCACCATTCACCACTTTCTCCTCATAGTACTTCTCGAAGACTTTTGATGCACGGAGGTCAGTGAACGATACCTCAGATTTTCCCTTCAGATATTTGTAAACAGAAGGGATGTTGTCGGATTTATCCCCCGACAAGACCTTTACAAACAGTGCTTTCTCTGGGATGATCTTCTCGGATCTCTGTTCAATGATCGTTCTGTTACTGTCTTCGATGACGTTTTCAGAGATCCCTAAGAAGTCATCAAGCGTGGAGATTTCCTTCTTCTTTGTCCTTTCGTCGATATAGTGCATCATCTTCGACGAATCCATGTTGAACATTGCGATGAAGTTTGTACCATTGAACTTCACAAGCTGTTTCATATCGGAATCCGCTGTACAGATAATGACTGATTCGTCGGACTTGTAGATCAGATTCGATGAAACATAGATCAGATCATCACCTTCTGCATGAGGATAGGAGAGAACACAATAACCGTTGTCCGTGAGGAATTGTTTGAACTCTGAGATGAACTTTCCAAAGCCTTGACGATCAAATCTTGGTGTTGATGTCTTTCGATTTGCCTTGTAATCATCGCCACGGAGAAGTCCATATCGCCACGACTTCTCCGTAGAATCGAAGCAGAATACAAAGTTTGTCACCCTGCTGTACTTCTTGATGACGAAGTTTATCGATTGTAAGACAGCTTGACGGAGATCATCTCTGTCCTCTTGTGTGGACAAGAAAATCTCGGAGGGTGATATTGCGAACGCTGTCCTATTCGCAATGTAGTTCATATCAAAAACTATCTGCATTATTCAGCTATTTTGTAGTTATAAACTGGCTTTAAGATACCTTCCACGTCGACTGTTTCTGCGAGCCATGGAAGAATATCTTCAAGTTTCTTATAAGCAGAAGGTGATTCATCTATCACATCTTCGGAAAGTGACCATGTGTTTACGCCTTCCATAGATTCCCGAAGTTCCTCGAGTGTGAGCTTTTTCTTTGCTTCTGTCCTTGACATCACACGACCTGCTCCATGTGGTGCTGAATAGTTCCAATCTGGATTTCCAAGTCCACGCCCAATAATAATACCGTCACGCATGTTGATAGGAATAACCACACGTTGATCCTTGTAGGCGGAACATGCACCCTTTCGGATAATTCCGTGGTCATCGATGTAGTTATGAACACAATGCTCGATTTTCGTACTTTCGATCTTCAGACCGAGATGCTCACCGATTGACATTGCGATATACATGCGACTGAGGATAGCGAATTCAACAGCAACGCCCATGTCGTGGAGGTAGTCGTACAGAAGATGCTCGTGGAGAATATCAGTGTCCTGCCAACTTGCTCGCATCTCCTTTATACGTTCCTCAATCTGCTGATGAAGACCATCCTTCTTCATGCCCTCAATCATCTCCTTGATAGCTTCTGACTTCGACTTCTTGATCATTTCAGAGTTCTTGGACACGTAGTACTTGTAGACATAACTACCAAGACGACGAGATCCGCTATGAATGACAAGATAAAGGTCACCTGCTTCTGACTTCCCGATCTCTATGAAGTGATTACCACCTCCAAGAGTACCCAGAGTATTGGTGATCTTCTGAAACTCGTCTTGATCCACACCGCATCGCAACGAAGATATCGTCATATTGCTCATCTTCATGAAATCATATAGAAATCCACCAAATGGTGTGTTAGACTGTGTACCCTTCTTTGCGACTAAATCAACAAAGTCGTTCAGATCCTTGTAGTCGATATCGTCGATCTTTCCAAGCTTGACTAATGTCATCCCACAGCCTATGTCGTTTCCAACAAGATGAGGATTGACCTTCCCTTGAGATGTTGTTGATGTGAAACCAATAACGCATCCTCGCCCTGCGTGGACATCTGGCATAATCCTCACACTTTCTGCGGAATATGGCTCTGCGGAGACTATCGAATCGATCTGCTTCTTTGTAGTTTCATCAATGACAGATGCGAAAATCTTGATATTTGCTTCCATTTTCCTATTCTTGTTAATGATTGAGGGGATTATCCGCCTAACTTTCTTATTCGTCCAGATAACCCCCTCAAAAGATGCTTGTTGTTCTATTAATGACTACTACTTATTGTCTTCGTTGATGCTACCTTCTGATGATTCGATACGGTAAGTTCTCGATCTCAGTAGTTCGCCATCATTGTTATATTCAGAAGTCTTGCGCTCCATATTTTCATAGTCATATTCTGACAGTTCTACGACGTTACCATTCTTGCCGTGCTTCTTCGACTTGATAACACGACCTTCTTCGTCGTACATTTCCCAGATGCCGATAGGATTGTTCTTCTTGTCAGTGTTGCCACGTACCTTGAGCTTCCCACTCATGTAGCGTTCTGTGTGAACGTTATCGATGAAGAACTCTACTGCTACACCTTCCACGATATGACCGTATTGTTCGAGCTTGCCTTGTTCGTTGTAGACTTCGAAGATCTTCTCGGTGTCCGAGAGATAGTTGATCCATTCGTCCTTCTTACCATTTTCGTGGTAAGTCGTCCATTCGCCCGACTTCTTACCATTCGTGTAAGATCCGCTCTTGTAGACCTTTCCGTTTTCGTAGTATTCGGTGTATTCACCACAGAGAGAGCCGTCGACATAGTTCGAGACACGCTTTACCTTGCCGTTTTCGAAGTATTCGATACGCTTGATCATCTGGTAGTTTTCGAAGAATGATTCCGACTTGATTGTGTCGAGTTCACCATTTTCGTAGTATCTCGTGACGACCCCCGAGGGAATCTGACGTTCAAGAATTGCTTCTGATTCGAGTTCACGCTTGATGATCTCCTTTACTCTGTTCCGCATTCTGAAGACACGAGACTTGACTGCACCACTTGTTTCGAACCCATACTTGTCACGGATCTGTTCGTGAGTGAGATCGTGGAAAAGGAAGTCGATGAGGACTTCAGAGTTGGGACACTTTTCGAAGAGTTCACGGCAACGCTTGATCATTCGCTTGTTCTTTGCATCTTCTGGATCTTCGTCGGGGTTGAAGATGTCTTCTGCGCTGACGATTTCGATTTCCTCATCATCTTCCTTGATGGTGTTGCGCTTGTGAGCAATGTCGATCATTTCCTCATCATCAGTATCTGTGTTTGACGTGAGCTTTGACATTGGAATAACGATGTTGGTCTGCATTCTGTTGAATCTCATCAGAGAGAGATTCTTGGCAGAGACTGCAATATAGCCACTGATGGGCTTGTCATCAGAGAACCATTCGTTATCTTCTGACTTCGAAAAGTCACGGCTTTCGAGTTCGTAGATCTCTTGATAGGTCAGACCGTCGTATGATTCGAGACGACGAGCATATTCTTCAGCATCTTTCGTTTCGAGTTCCTTGATCCTTGCTTGGAGCGTCTGGATTTCTGCCTTGAATTCCTCGATCTCTGCGAGTTCCTTCGAGAATGACTTCGTCGCTTTGAAGTCTGACATTGTCACCTTCTGTTCACGGTTTTCGATCAGTCTTTCGATCTCACGGATCTTCTTTTGGATGTCTGCGACTTCCTTGTTTCGAACGTACTTGCGACGAGTTCTGAACATCTCAAACATGTCGATCACGACATTGTGAGATTCATCCTCATCGTGGAGGATAAGAAGCGACTGTTCCATTGCTTGTGGGTAGAAGATTGAGAAGAACTCAGAGAAGATTGAGTTGTCCTTGTCCCCAGTCATGAACAGTCTTCCGACGGATTGTTCACGTACCCACTTCTGCATAGTGAACTTCTTGCGGTATGCAGGAGAAAGTTCGTTATAGAGCTTGCGTTCCATGTCCTCTACGATGTGACGACGAACTTTGAGGATGAAAGCTCTGTTGATTTCCTTGCGTGATCCTTCGGTGGTGATGTAAGTTGCCATGATTCGTTGATCTTTTTGATTAGGGTTAGTTTTTGTTGGGAGGTTGTTACTTGTTGTTCTTGCCGTTTGCAGGGTCTGTTGCTTCTACTACGATGTAGCACGTGGCAAGGAAGCCGAGGATGAAGATCACCACACCAGATGCTCCACCGACGAAGTTACCTACGACGCTCTTCACAATCTTGCCGAGTGGGAAGAATGATTCGAGGATGAGCATGGAGATGAACGTGATTGACATCCACTTTCTGATGGTCTTCTTCGTCTTGAAGAATTCGTTCGTTGTAGAAGCTACCTTCTTGACTGCCTTGATGATGATTTCCATTGCGATGTTGAAGAAATCATTGAACTTGCGATTAGCCATGATTGGGATCTGATTGATTTGTTGAACTGATTTGATTAGCTTGTGTGAAAATCTTCACATAATAACTATAACAAAAATCGTGCCAGAGTTTCAAAGACATGACAGATTTGTCAGTTGTCATATATTCTGTCATGCATTCTTTAACACTTCATAACATTTTGTATTACCTCGTGTCATATGCCATAACATCTTTTAACATCTCATGACACAAATGTCATATGACACGTGTCATATTCTGTCATGTCATGTGCCACGTTTGTCATATGAAAGCAAAAGCCCACCTCGATGTTCATGTGTCGTGGTGGGCTTTTTGCCTTATCTTTTCAGATTATTAGATAAGGTCATCAATGTTGGTGACCATTTCTTCAAGTTCTTTATTACTTAGTGCTATACCCTTGAGATTGTTACTTGCTTCTAAGTGGATGTACACTTCTCCGTCTTCGGGATAATAATCTGCAGAATAATCGATGAACGAGCCGTCAGCATAAGTCTCATTGATGACAGCAGAAAACTCTTTGGCATCGGTGAATGATGGGGTGTTTCTCACTAGTTCGATGAGCATTCCCTGTACAAGATCAACGAGGTACTTGTGTGCTTCCCGCCAGTTGTCTACGCCTTCTACATAGTGTCCTGTGATGTCTTCGAGGTATTCACCCAGAGATTTAGGATTCTCAATTTCAAGGCGAGCTTCGGCAACTGAATAATCACCAAGATCAGAATCTGATACGGTCTTATCGAGGTCGTACTGAACGTTATGATCTGATGGCGTGACACCTTGTGGGACATTGAGGTAGTAGGTGTCGTTAGTAGTCTTGATCATTTCTATCGTATTGTTTTATGTGTTATTTTTTT